ATCTAACTGATTATAAAATTGCCATTCACCTTCTATGGAAATATCATATCCGAGATGAACACGACCCGTTCCATTGTGAAAGTCTACTGTTAATTCATGTGTTTTTACGGCCATGTGAAGATCGCCTAATGGCGTTTCATATGTGGACTGGCGTTCCTCACCGCGAATGTATTGATGTCGCATATTCACAGCACCAGTACGCAAAAGAACAATGGAATCTTCGTAAATCTTGATGGTCGTCTTAACCCCTTCAAGACCTGTTACGCTCGATTCTTCATAGCGAATATATTGGACTCCGTTCTTTTCATGCGAAGTACCTGGCGAAATCAATTCTACCACGGTATCCTGTCCATCTATGTCTCGTTGTACACTTTTTACGGATACTAAAACCCGTTTCATGTTTTTCTCCTCCATGGTCATAACATATCAATATATTATACTCCAATTTACTGTGAATTATCAATTCTTTCACAATTATTATTATACTTGCAATTAATCTTACTTGCGGTAAATATTACTTCTCATATTTTACCACATTTTACAATTAGAATTTGACGAATATTTGACGAAATAAAAAAAGAGGGTAGCAATTAAGCTACCCTCTAAAACGTTTAGTCTAATTCAATTAATCGGTGTAGTTCGCCGTTTACAAACCACATTTCACACGTTACGTTATCACCATCTTTAAGAGTTGCCATATATAAACCCTCTTTGTTTGGTTTAATATCTTCTGCGAATTGATGTGTTTTTCCTTCAAATGTAAATACTTGTGCCATTGTGTTATTCCTTTCAGTTATAAATTAATGCTTTCCAACTGTCAATTAACAGTTGATTGTTGCAATCCGTGCAACTCGGAGATATTTAGATCACCATTCCTTTACTGTGTAAAGCATGCTACCACCCTCTAAATGTTGTCCGTTGAAATGTGTCAACACTTCAAACTTACCTGCTTGATAGCCTATAGTTTCATAGGCTCTATTATCTATCAAAGTAACACCAGTTTTTATCTTATGCACTTTGTTTAGATTGATTTTGTAAACATCGACTTTTTGTTCATCTGTGTTAGCAACTACTGCGGTTCTATCAGATTTTTCAGTAACAGCTTTAGGTACATTAGGGTTGCTATGTGCAATATCCTGTTTTACCTGTTCGGCTGCCACTTCAACTGTTGGTGCTTGCGTGTAATATGTCGCTATCGGTTGAGTTCTTTCCTTTTTGGAAATAACTTCCTGTGCTTCCTTTTCAGTAACATGAATTGCTTTTGACAATTCTTGAGGTGATTTAGCCTGCTCTTGTGTAAGAATAACAGGTTTTTCTAAATCTTTTTGTTTGTGATGATATATTACTACACCTACAATAGCGATAAAAACGCATAGGGCAATCGCTACGGCTAGTTTGTAGTGTTCCTTGATAGTTTGTACCAACTTACTAATTAACATGGCTTACACCTCGTTTAATTCATTTTGTAGCATTTCCAACGCTCTAAACTTTTCATCGGCGAAACGTTCATTCAAGTTATCACGTAATGCACTATTGTTCCATTCTGTACTCATACATACATCATAGATACAAGCGATGATGTCATAGTCAAAGCGTTTATCATCAACGTAGGATAGATTAGGCAATTCCAAATTCAAAGCCTTTTCCATTAACTTCAATGCATCGTTGAACATATCAACGATATTACCTACACCATATTGTACTGTTCTACTCCATATCACATCTTTCAATGTGTCGGAGTGTTTATCTACGTGGAACATATTGTCTTGTAATAACTTACATGCTACATCGTAGTATTTAGCCTTGATATAGTCATGTTGCATCTTCGCAAATCCTTGTCTATCAATAGCACCAAGTTCCTTCCATTGGTCGATAAATTCATCACCATTGATTTCGCCACTATCAACCAATGCTCTTGCGTAGTCTGTATAAAATCCACCTTGCCGTAATCCCCAGCCTAGAAATTCATCAACGCTACCGCAATTACTAGCTAATTGATATGTGCCATAAGAAATACCGCCTGCATCATTAACCCCACTTGATACACAAGCAGGGTCTCCATTACTCTCATATACTGCACTTAAACTCCCTAATTCGTTCATTTTTCGCACTCCTTTTTTTCATCAACACTACCCCCATTATTTAAGTACTGGGAACGTTTAACACCGCCTGTTGCACCAATATAACCGCCCAATACACCGACTATCACGCTTGCCAAATCTTTTTGTTCAAGATAGATAGTCATGATTAACGCACTAGCCAAGGCAATCAGCGTAATCATATCCTCATAGTTAATCTTCATTTAATCGCTTCCTTTACCGATTTAACGAAATCAATCACTTGTTTAAATAGCACTATCGCACGTTTAAACCACCTCGTTTCTACTAATTCGAGTTCTATCATGTTCTCCACGCACGATGCCAATTCGATAAATATAGGTATCAAATACAACAATGTGCATAGGAATACATCAACACGGCCTAATACAGGTACTACTACATCTGGCAAGGTGAGTAGAATAAACGCTAACAAAAAAAGCCACGGATAGGATTTGACTAATTTCTTAGTCATATCCGCTCGTAGCTTGCCAGATACTAAAAACCGTTTAGGTTTTCCGTTAATTTCTACTACCGCCCAACCTCTCCATAGGATAGCTAGTATAGTATTTTTGATTGTTACTTCTCTCTTTGTAGCCAAATTGTAATTTCTAGCTTCAACCAACACTCGTAATATTGTATCTGTAAACACAAGAATAACTGTTGTGAATACAGCTAATGATATGCGTACCGCTTCACTCACGTTAAACACCTCGTTAAATATCGGAATAAAGATTTCTACCATACTAATCTCCCTGTCTTGATAATTTAAACCAAGTTAGATTTCTCCCTGCTTCTCTACCTTTATTAAATATTCTCCAACCCTCACTTGTTATTGATAAGGTAGCATCGACTCCTTTTTTGTATCTATATACAATTGTTGCATCTATGCCACTTGGTATTGTGAAAGTATCTGTTGTTGTATTTGTGGTATTAAATTCAACCAAATATCTACCTTTTGGTAGCCATACAGTAAATCGTTGTTCAAAGTTACTGTAATTATGTTCATAATATACTGGCTCAAATAATATAGGGTTTTGTTGCACATAATACTTAGTATTGTCGATAATAACAAACATGTTATTATTAGCTGGCTTTTCTGTAGACAACCTAGCGTAATAAGACTTGTCGCTCATTGCAACTTTTAAATATTTACTATTCCCTATATCACGGATCTCATCGGTCATATTAAATGAACCTGTACTAGCACCACTTATTGTAATATTAGCCATTTACACCCACCTCAATCGTACCTTTATTACTCCACAATTGAACACGGCTATTTAATGATGTTTGTACTCTCCCCCAAGAACCCCATTTATTAGCTATGAAAGTACGATGATAGGTTTCACCATTTAATGTGTGCAATGTGTGGTCGATTAATTTGCCATCTCCAAAGTTAAAAACAATTAGCATGCCTTGCTTATGCGAACGTGGTGGATTATTAGCACCACCATCGAAATTGATTTCGTAGCACCCTTGCGTTGTGAGTGTATTCCAATCTGTTGCGGTATCTAATTTAGAATAAGGAAAACCAAACGAACCTGCATCATCTTTTTTGACAAATACTTCATCGGCTTTAGCCTTACTATAAATAGCCGTTCCATAATGTTTAGTGGTTAATACTGTGCTACTATCTGTGCCGTCATAGTGTTTTAATGTAGTACCAGTCAAATATAGAGGTACGCTAGGGTCTCCCAATTCCACCGCATCAGATGTAGATACTTTACCAATACGCACACCATGTCCATCTGTCTTTTTCCCCTCTAGCAAAATGTTATTGTTGAGTACAATCGCACCGCTTACATTACCGCCTGTGAGTTTTAAATAATCCAGGCTTGCCAATCGAGCCGTATTGATTGAGTTTTGATAATCTCTGTTTGGATCACCTACATAAATATCTACTTGATGCCGTTTACTAGGCTTTTCTGTTAACACCGCAAAATAGAATTTACCATTGCAATATGCAATATCTTCAATTTCAGTAGTTCTATTGATTTCAATAATCTGTTTAACTGTGCCAAATGGTGTACATTCTACCAAACTACCGAGCGTTGCACTCATGATGCATCCGTTAAGCATTAATGCCCCATTGTTGTTGAAATCATCGTATTGGTAGTCAATTTGATATGTTTTCATTTTCTTGAAATCATCATTGTACAAGTTGACTTCACGTAAGCGTTGTTGACCGCTAATAGGTACAATGCTCACATAAGTTCGTGTGATAGGATCATATCCGATATTGAACACACGCTCATTCAGTGTGATAGTCTTTTCAAATGTCATTGTATCCGCATTAAATACAGATAGGTTATTACCATTCTTTAATCCATTGGCAAGATAAATTTTGTTCGTGTATTTGTTGTAGCACATAGTGTTACAATGACCCATTTTGTCAGGGTCGCTATACTTATATGTACCTACGATTTCAAATGTATCTGGATTGAGTTCGTACAAGTTTTGTTTTGTACCATCACTATTGATGCATGCTAACACAAACACATTCTTTTTCTCGTTGTAGGTAAAGCCTTGACATTGGTTAACCTCATCACCATATTGGATGTTTTTAACAAATGCGATATTAGATGCACCTTTTAACATTGGTGTTTCAGTAGGATAAAACGGCTTGATGTTGTTGTATGTACCCATATCCATAACACTATCAACTGTATCAAATGAAACATGTTCATTCACTTTGTAGATGCCATTAGGAATTAACAATATCTTATTTTTAAGATTGTCATTAGCACGTTTAAATGCTGCGGTATCATCAGCTACACCATCACCAACTGCCCCAAAGTCTTTGACGGATACGATGCCATATAGGCTATCTTTAGGAATAAACTTTGTATCTGCTTCGGTTTTTGTAATCAAACCACCGCCATTAGGCAAGGCGATTTGTTCCGCTTTATTGGCTGCGATTTCTGCACGTTTCGCCGCATCTATCGCTTTAATTGCGTTACTTGCGATTGATGTTTGTTTATTATCAATGTCTGTTTTTAACGTGCGTGCTTGGCTCACCAACTCATTAATATCACGCTTATCAACTGTGGTTTGTCCTGCATATGCTTTTGCATCCGCCACTAGCTTTTCTGCTTTCGTTACATTAGCACTAGAAGTATTAAGCGCCGTATTGCTGGTCGCTAGCTTATCATCGACTGTACGGCTTAATTCTGTGATTTCACCGCCTAGCGTTTTTATGGTTTCTGCATTAGCATTGATAGCATCGCTTTCCGCTTTGATTTTTGTATATGCATCTATAGCATCATTTGCTGCCTTTGTTGATGTATCTACAATCTTACGAGCAACTGTTGTTGCATCCTCATCACTACCTACACGGATTAATAAGGCTCGGTTCATTTTCTCCTGCATTTCTTGCAAAATCAATGTAACCTTATCTGTCATGTGTTCGATATTTTGGAAAGGGTACTCATCAGGTAAATCTGTATCTTGTTTAATTGGTGTTCTACGTTCAAGAATAATCTTGTGCGTATTATCTAATGGATCACCATCAGCAGGATATGTTAAAGTTTTGTTTTCTTTGTCATAATCGATATTACCTGTTTGTAGACTTTCTGTGCCGTCTGCATCCACCATGATTAAGGCTATATCTTCAATCATGTAAAAGTCATACGGCCATATCCATTTTTTATTTACTCCATCGCATTGATAAACTACACTAGGTTTTTTGACTTCTGGTATCATATGTACTCCTTTTCTAATTAAATAGGACTACCCATAATTGAGTGGTCCTTATTTATTAATGTTTGTCTTTCTTTTTGGATTTTTTATCTTTCAATCGTCTATCAAACATGATAGCCATAATGACATCTTCTAGTTTTGCATCCGTGTCGGTTAGCGCAAATTTAGCCAATGTCCATAGTCCATCTGTTACAGTATCACTAAACCCTGTAATTCGGTTAGATACTTGTGATAGGCTTCTACCTACATCCATAGCACCTTTATTAGGCGATACAATTGCATTGCCTACATCATATAGTTTTTCAACGATTGATGCGGCCATTACAGTATTCCCTTTATTGAATACCTTTTCACCTAGAATGTACTTCATAGCCATGTTGGAAATATCACGCACAATAGGTACACCCATTGTAGCTTGTGATACCAATTCTTCCCCAAAGGATTTTGCCAAATCTTCAGGGCTATCATCATCTCCATTTGTCATGGCTTTGTATACCATCATACCTAGTGCTTGTGCGGTTAAAGTCCACCATAGCATCCGCACGAATTGTCCATAATTGCCTTGGTCTTTCCGTGCATAGTTACCCTCAGCAATGATATTGTACAAGGTATTAGCGTAAGAATAGAATGGTACAAATAGTTGAGTGAGTGCATTTCTTGAACGTTGGATGCCTGCACTGTCTTTTGTATCGCCGCTACCGAATATATCTCTTACGGCTCTATCGCCAGCGCTAATAGCCTCCTGCTCTACAAATTCTGCCGTTACTCCCTCAACACTTTGTAACTCTAGTACTTTCTTATCGTATGCAAATTTCCATATAGGAATAGACAAGGCAAAATCAGTTTCTGTTAACAGTCTAAATCCCATTTGGTTAATATCATCACGGATATTAGCTAGTTGTTCGGCTTTATAACCACCTATGTTAGTATCACCAATACGTAATCCTTTACCCTCAATGGATAGCCCTTGTTTCAAATCCTTATCTAAGGTTTGAACACGTTCCCTCATGAATATAGATTGAGATAACACAAAATCACGTGTTGCGTTGTACTTGGCTGTACCTACACCATAGAACCCAATACCTGCATCACTAATTGCTTTGAGTGTATTTCCTACGCCAATACGATACATGGCAACAGGAATATTCAACGCATTTTGTAATGCTACGGATACACGGCCAGCCATAACTGCAGTAGATGTATTTTTCTTAAGGGTCATTACTAATCTGCCCCATGCATCGAGTTTCGCTGCTTCATCTTTCCAGTTATCTCTAACCCATGTACGCAAGAATTGATATGTTTCCATGCCAAATTTATCAACGATGTACTCTTGGAAACGGCTATTACCGACTAGCTTATTTACATCGGTTACTGCCTTGCGCATAGTAACATGATTAATAGCTTCCGTAATAGCATTAGGAATAACATCGAAATCAAGCATTAAGGATTTGCCTTTTACTACATCCAAACGTGATTTAGTCGCACCCATGCCTGTACCAAAGATTGCGTTACTAGCAATCATCGTTTTTGCTATATCCTCTGTTTGGAAATCAGATACTTTAGCACTTACTTTAGGATTATACACAATAGGGAAATATTGACCTTGAATTTCTCTACCGCCAATTGTAAATGTAATCCCCTTTTCTTTTTTCAAAGGATTACCATACAACTCTTCTTGAACCTTACTGCGTCCTTCATAGAATGAATTGATATGTTCCCATGTACGGATAACAAATTCCCAGTCCTTATCAGTCATGTATTCTTGGAACGCTCGTTCCATTTCAACTTCATTACTTTGGATAGTTTCTAATGCACGTTGTCTATTCTTTTCTGTCCCCCAGTTCAACGCAAGCATAATGATTTGCTCTTTGGTTACGTTTCGTAATTCTCCTACGTTATATAGATGATCATTGCGAACATCAAATAGTTGTTTCTTGGAATATACCTCACTTACATCTTTTGCTAATCTACGCATTGCAATTTCTTTGTACTCGTTAAATTTCTGAGTAGCTTTAGATATTGGTTCATAGATATATCTAACTGCAGGGCCGTTCTTTCCGCCGTCTAATCTGCGTAAGAATGTTTCTGCTTTTAATAATGATAAGTTAAAGTTATTCAATGTATTAGACAATGCATCTGCACGGCTGCGGTTATTTAACTCATTGAATACATTCCCATTATCTCTACCAAATGTTTCAGTTGCCTTATCAATGATTTGGAATATAGCTTCATCAAATGTAACGTTATTTCCTTTTTCATCGATTAGTGTACTCCCCTCATATTGAGTTCTACCGCTTTTGTACATACCTGTCATGAGTTCCTCTAACTGTTCGAGTTCGCTCATTTTAAGAGTACTAAACGTTCTAGGTGATTTAGCATCGAACATTTCGTATATCCATGGTTCAAGTTGTACAGTCGCTTCCTTATCTCCCATAATGTCAGCATCTGCATCGAGTGCTTTAATTACGGCCATCATGTCAAACCCATTAACAGGTTGTAAGCCATCATACTTAGTTAATCCTATTTGGTATGCCATATGTGTGTAGAAATATCGCATATTAGGCTCAACCATGATAGGGTTTTGACTACGTGTCATGCGGTTCAATTGGTCTAACAATTTAACACGCAATTTTTTAATAGCTTTTGAATTTTCAAATGCTACTCTTGCTCTTGCTTGGTTTAGCATCTGAGATTGTTTAGCTTGTAATGCTTCATCTACTTTACCAGTAGCCAATGCACTATCTGCTTTCTTGCCATCTCGTACTGCTTGATTTTGGTATTTCTTGTACTGGCTAGCTTGAGATAATGTCAAATCGCCTAATTCATTTTTAGCACGTTCCATGTATTTTGGAATTGTACCAAATCCACCATCACGAATTGCACGCACCGCATCAATGCGTTCCTGTAACTGTGCTTTTAGGTTTTCAATCTTATCTTGTGCAGTATCAAGTTCTTTGGATACACTGCCTAATTCCTGTGCTACCTTTGCATTGTCTTTCTTGATGCGTTCGGCTTTCGTCAATTCTTTTTCAATTGGCTTTAGTTCCTCATCAAGATTTTCACTGTTAGGGTCTAGCTTTTGTAATTTGCTTAGTAATTCCCAATTCTTAGCAAGGTCTTTATTAGTATGTGCCTTAATCAAGCGTGCTTCCTCTTGTGTAAGTTCCATTTGCCCTTGATTGGATAATAGCATCTCTTCGGCTATTTCTTGGTTAGATTTGCCTGCGTTCGGATCATTAACAAACTCATTTCTAGCGTTTTCCATTTCCTGTGCTACTGCTTCATCATAAGTACTGCCAGCTTCCTCACGTTCCGCTTTTTCTAACCCCTCAATAGTTCGATATTGAGTATTTTCCAATGCACCATCACCCAATGCCATGTATCGTTGATGTTCTTTATAGATAGGATATTCTTCGATTAAACGCTTTTCGATTGCAACTTGTACATCGTCTTTTACATCTTCCCATTCTTTAATAGGTCGATTGTCTAACTCTTTCATATACTTGCGCATCACACGTTCTTTTGCTTTTTCTTTAATATCAGCAATGTAGCCTTGCACTCGCGCCTGTTCGCTTTCGCTTAACTGCTGATACAATTTTGTATTCTCAAATTGCTCTAATGCTTGCTCATGTGCGTAGTTTTCAATATCGTCTTGCGTAGCTATCATGCGTGCCATTATATCCTTAATGTCAGATGGTACTTCACCGCCTAAACGTTGAACACTACGATAAATACGAGTTAGCCATTTAGAGAATTGACGGAATACTCGTTGTAATCCTTTTGTTGGTGCTTCGCCACTTCGTAAGTAGCTTTCCCAACCTCGTGCGAATTTCTCGTGTGCTTTGGTGTTATCTACGTTTTCACCATCAACCCAACCGCTCCACTCTTTGAGTGCGTTCCAATCATCAAGTAATTGTTTAGGTGCATTTTCCATAGATGCTAGTTTTTGAATATCATCAAAGAATACATGGCCCATTTCGTGTAAGAATGTACTTCTATCAGCAGTTTTGAAAATACTGATGATACGTTCACCATCGCTCATGATTTCTGTCATGCCGTTTACAGATTGATTGTACTTTTCGATAACTTTGATTGCTTTATCATCGAACACTACATAGCATCGTCCGTCTGTATATCCATCATATGTAATGCCCTTAACACCAGTTGAGTTTAAAAATTCAGATGCACCTTTATCACTGCCAAATGCTTTTGACAATGCAACATAAACATCTCTTCCTGTATATGGTGTTTTTGTAAATGTATCACCAATACTTTCCAAGATCTTATCTTCTTTTATTTTTTCTTTTGCACCCTCAACTTCTTTCTCTTTTTCTAATGCCGATAACTTTTCATTGATTTCACCTATTAGCTTTTTAGCCATTTCAAATGTATTATCCGCTTTCAACTCGTCAAAGTTATATCCGTACTCAGCAGCAGCTTCTCTAGCGATTTTTTCTTTTATCTTATTTACATTGTTTGTTAAAGCATCGGCTATATAATCCCTATCTTGCTTTATACTCTGTATTTTGCCTAGTAATTTTTTATACTCTTGATTGGTGGTATAGGACGGATGCTCTTTATAGTAATCTAATAAAGCTTTTCGCTTATCGATTTCTAAATCATTAACGGCTGATACTATCTTGTTGATAACATCTTTATTTTGCTCTTTGAAATATTTATCTTCATCAAGCATTGTTTTTTCATCTGGGATTTCAACTTTGAATAATTTCGGATTTGTAGTTCCTAATCTTTTAGACAATACTTTTTGATAATTCCTAGATACCGATTTTTTCTTAGCAAAATACAATCCCCAGCCATGTGCTTGATTGCCCTCACCAGTACCAATAGCACCTAAATCAAATTCATCAAAGTCATGTGGTGAACCATGCCATGCTGATTGATGATAAACTGCGTCTCCTTGTGCATCGATGTAAGGATTTCCATGTCTATCATTGACATTTTTCATCATTTCATATATAGTAACCGTAGAAGCAGGATTACTGGTCTGACTACCTGTACCTTTATGTACAGCAGCAGCAGTAATCCTGCTATTTTTGTTATCAAGTATAATTTCATACAAATTGAAATCATTCGGCGAAAACCTTATTTCGTTCAAACCTTGCTCTGCAGTTAGCCTAATAACAAAATATTTTCCTTTTAATTCTACAGGAACGTAGAAATTATGATATAGCTCAACATTCTTTTTCTTTGATTTTTTTGTGTTCATTTCTGTATCTATTAGTACAGAATGTTCAATTAAATCTTTTAATCCTTTAATCGCAACATTTCTATCAGTAATTTCACTTGGTGTTAATATGTGGCTTCCTTTAGCTATATGTTTAACCTTACTGTTTAATATTTTGATTTTGCTTTTATCATATGCTTTATAATCGCCTATTAAACTACTTACATAAGATTTCACATCATTCAAACTCATGCCTTTTGAGTTTTTAATATACTTATTTAAATTAACTACTGGTACTTTTTTACTCAAATCAATATTGTAATTAAATGGTTGTTTATAACCATCTTCACCATTGAAGATAGCATTCATGTTGATTCGCACGCTATCACGGAAATAATCCATAGCGGTATAACCACCACGGCCCATTTGTCGCATATATTGTGCCATTACATCAGCATGTTGTGCCATTAACAATGCATTACCTTTTGCTGTTTCACGTTGTTTTCTATCGGTACTTTCACCAATCGCTTTAACTACTTTGTTGTACACTTCATAGCCACTCTTGGATAATTGCATCCGTAATGCTATATCATTATCGGCTAATGTAAAAATCTTATCATGCAAGCGTTCAAGGCTTTCAATTTGTTGTAGCGTATGTTCCATATCAGCATGGTGGATATTGCTTTGGTTAAGTGCTTCCGCATTATCAGCGAATGCAGTTTGTGCTTTTGCTACGCTAGAATGGTACGCTGCTCGTCTACGTTCTACATTCGTGCGTGGTGCTTTACCGCCATTGTTAGACTTATAATCAGTCAACCATTGTGGCTCTACACCACTTGCCGTAGCTTCTTTAATGTCATTGTCCATGTTGTCAAAGTCGCTTGCGTAGTTTTCACGATACTCTTGCACTAGGTTTTTGTACAAGTTATTATACGCTTGCTTAACCTGTGTAGGATTAGCAAATACTTGGTCTAGTACTTCACGATCTACATCGCTTGCATCTTCAAACTCATCACGGATAATGCTTTCTTTAACTCGTTGCGCTTTCTTTTCTGTTGCATCAACTAGGTTATTATTAAAGGCTTCCACTTCCGCTTTTGCACGTTCTAGCGTTTTCATAGACATACCGCCACGAGTAAAGTATGTACTTTCTTCTAGTGCCTTTACAGTTTCTTCCGTCAAGCCACCGCTTAATTGTGCATACTTTCCGATTGGTACAGGAATATCTGCATCAGCTTCAATGCTCTTTGATACTTCCTCTTGTGTAACTAGGCCACTATCAATCATGTTCTTAATGGCTTGTTGCCCTTGCTCTGTTTCTGCCATTTCATTTACATTTACATATGCAGTAGATACACCTACATTATCGCCCTGTGCTTGTACAATTTTTCCGTACAGTTCAGGGTTTTCTTTTGCCATTTTGTTTGAAGATGCATCTTGCTTCAATGCTTGCATGATAGCAGTACCATTTCGATTTTGCTCAGCCATGATTGCGTGTTGTTGTTCTTCTGGTGTTAGCTTTTGAAATTCATGGAACGCTTTCATGGTGTGGATGCCACTCACACCGCCACCAATTGCACCCAAACCAATAACGGCTGGTAATGCTTGTAGCATTGCACCACCTGCCCCTACCGCCATATCACCTATAGAATATACTCCCTCAGGGTCATTAGCATTGCGGTATAGGTTATGTTGGAATTTCTCGTTAATGTCTTGCAAGCCCTCTTCGACTAATTCAGAACCGCCAGCCTTAACAGATGCTTTGGCCATTTGTGCAACAGTAGTGCCAATGCCCCTATTGAATGTTGCTATCGTATCACTTGTAGCACCTTGTAATACTTTTGACATAACCGCTTTAGGCGCTACCTTACCTATGCCTTTAACCATGAAACGTGTAGATGCCATTTCAATACCTGTATCAACTGCAGCATATGTCATAGCGTATTTATAGGCTTCATCATTAGAGTATACTTTATTGCCATTTGCATCACGTTTATTGATGAGTTCTAGGTATTTATTACCGAATGACATTTTGTACATTTCGTATGCCATGTCAGCACCGCCACCCCATTTAGCACCAGTTACTGCACCTGCACCTATACCTACACCATCGGTAGTTAAACCGCCAATTACCGCACCGATTGCACCGCCTATGATTGCACCTGTACCGCCTTGTTTACCCATCATGTATGCTTGTGCTGACGTATCACCTACAATAGCTTGTAATGGATTTAGTGCATCTGCTTTTCTGTATTGTTGCAAGTTGCCTTGCAATCGTTCCATTTCATCGTTGAGTTCTTTAATTCTATCCGTATCAGTAGTATGTGCCATTTCAAAACCAACATCACCTAGTTTCATTTGGTCATTCATGGCCCATACGCTTTGTTGGATACTGTCAAAAATACCACGTGTAGCTTTTACCGATTGTAAATTTTGGATAGCTTGAATACCCTCAGCTTGTGAGTTGTATTTTATTTTATACATTTCGGGGTATTCATCATAGATTTCTTGTACTGTTCTACCTCTATCAACTTGTGCAGCTAATGTTGCAGCAGTTCTAAATCCATCTTCATTGCTATTCATGATTACATCAGCGCCGATATTTAATTTGTTAGCGTATTCTAATGCAGCATTAGCTTTCAATTCATCATTATTATATTTGAATTGCAATGCTGATGTTCTGAATGTTGCATTATATGCAATGCTAGGGTCAATGCCTGTTGCATCTGCAATAGCTTTTAACCTGTCTGCAACAAGCATTTTATTGTCATTACCTGTTGTATCAATTATGAACGGCTTATCCTTTACAGTATCAGCAATAGAAGATACCGCATCAATAGCATTGCCAATAACACCATTAACAGGTTTTAAATCTGTTTGATGTTCATCTAAGTTGACTGTGCCGTTCGGTTGATACTTATTAAAATGCCATTGATTAGCCATTATGCTATCTCCTTAATTATCTAAATCACCAAATGTTTGATGGAATGTACGTTCATCGTAATCGTTGTAATCGCCATTTTCATCTGTACCGCCATTTCTATACAACCTTACATAGTGTCCACCATCATCGCCTATTACTGGCTTGTAATCTACATATCCTGCACCACGTAATGTTGCAAGTGCCACATTGCTTTGATAGTTTTCTCCGCTCTCCCAGAAATGGTCTACTCGTGTTGTTTGTATTACTTTAGGGCCTGCAATTTGATTTGCATACCATATCTGATCACCAACGCTTGGTGGCTCTCCATGTTCCATCAGGTATTTTTGCCACCAAGCACTAAAATCTTTTCTAAATCCATCTTTAAATAATCCTTTTTGACTATCTTTCAATCCGTCCATTGCATTGTCCATGACTGATTGAACGGCGGATAAATCAACGGAATACGAACCTGTTCCGTTATCTCTATCAGTTAGTTCTTTATTCAATTGGCTCATTTCTTGCATGGAAAGACTTCCGTTTTCTGCTGCGTATTTCAAAATATCGCTAGCAGGTGTGCCATTTTGTATCATCTGTACAATATTAGTTTTGTATGTTGCATTATTAGCTGCGGCTGGGTCTGCACGTTCTGCTGCTATATATCTATTTCTAACACCACCAAATGCAAGGGTTAACTCTTCATTACCTGCAGTAGCATTATCAAGATAATTAGCTAACTCAGCATTAGATGCTCCGTTTTTCTGCATTTCTAAATACTGTAGTTGAATAGCTTTCTTTTGCCTGTCCAACTCTTCTGCACGTGCCTTTTTTCGCTTCCCAACTTCAACATCATATGCTTTTAAATACATATTGCGTTCTTCTAGCAATTCTCCATCAGTTAATTGTCTACCGCTTCCACTAAACTTACCAATACCAACTATAGGGTAAATATCAGCACCAACAATGGATACACCACTGCTACCAGCTTGTGCGACTTTACCATCGCCCATATATACACCTACATGTGTTACCCCTTTATAGGCTTTATCATCTGAGTTAATAGCATTAGGGTCATCACTCGTTGCCCATCTAGCTTCATTACTCGGAACGTGCCAGAATACTAAATCGCCTTTTTTAGCCTGTGAAATATCGGTTGTAAGTTTTCCCTCTTGTTCGGCTTGTAGGTATTGTCCATCAGCCGTTCTATAATTTAGCTTAACCCCTGCACTTGCCAATGTATCGAGTGTGAATTTACCGCAATCAGTAGCATCACCGCCATCACTACCTAGCACGTAAGGTTTACCAATAGAACCATTTACAGCACTATCTAATGCAGCAATATTGATAGAACCGCCTTTGTTTTGATTTCTCAATCCGTTTACATATGCATCGGCTGCTTTTTCTCGTCCGCCCTCACCATATGTATCAACATCGCCAGAAATTTTTCCATTTATAGTTTGTTGCGAATTAACTTGTTGAAACGCTGCATCAGCTTTAGCTAATACTCCCTCACTTACTCCTGCTTGCCGTAATGCTGCAATAACCTGTGGGCCGTATTTTATATCGTTTCTCGTTACCGCTTCATTAACAACGCTTTGACCTATAGCATCGTATACTTCTTGTTTTTTACCCTTTACAAATTCTTCGCCACGATCACCATACATTAATTCAATATTCTTACCAATACCATCCAATGCAGTTTGTACTACATTAGGATTGTTAAATCCTAGTACGGCTATTTGTTTAGATTGGTCTAGGTTGTTATTAAAAGTAACATCCTTGTATTTCTCACGTTCTGACCGCTCGTGTACTTGTACCCTTGTGCTATTGGCTATTGTATCGTTATCGGCCATTCTTAGAAATCTATCTCTAATCCGATTGTTATTAGGTAGATTGTCTAGTATTTCATGTCTAGCCTTACTTTCAATTTCATTGAATGAATACCCTATATTAGCTGCACCACCCAATGAAGTATGTAGTAACCCATTATCCTCATTTGTTAGTGCATCTGAAATGCGTTTTTTGTAATCTGTTTCAGCGTTCATGTAGGCGATATTCAAATCTTCATCGAGTTTCTTTTGATATTGTTCGTTAATATTAGCAATTCCATTGGCGATGCTACGCAACCCGCTTTGGTCTGCACCATATGCAATTTCGTTTGCGTAATTGTGTATTTGTCCATTAATGGTATTGAGTTGTTCTTGGCTATCATAACTAACTAGCTTCATCTGTATCTCCTAACCTTACGAACAGTAACAACAGATGATGGCCCTGTGCCGTTTTCCATTCGCATTGTGTCCGCTTGTCGCATTCCACTAAATGCATCAAATGTTGTATCACCACCATATACAGTTTTGTATTTATTAGCACTCGTACTACTACCTGTATATTGTTGTTTCAAACCATATATACTAGATGCACCACTCAAGATAGTACCGAGCATTTGCAATCGCCCTTGTGTTTTAGCATTTGATGCAGCCGCTCTTGCACTACTAGCTTCATTGCGGTAATTAATCCCATTAAGATATTCATTGTAGATACTGTTATTCTTGTTAGTTTCCCAATTGTTAATATCTTTGTTGTATTCATCGTAGCTACTAGCCATTAATTGTAATGGTGTACCACTCATGGATAACCCTGTAGCGCCTGCTTCCGCCGTATTCTGACCTGCAATTAACCGCATTTTATTGTCCATCTTATCTCGCTCTTGTAGTGCTTGATTGGCAATATCCTGTTGTTTCCTATCAGATATACGTGCATTAGCTTCCGCTGCTTGTGCTTGCGCATTGTACATTGCAGTTTGTGCTTTTGTTTGTTGGTGTTGCCCCCATAATTGAGTAACCATTTGACCTGCCATCAATGCAATAGGATTACACATTCGCATCCCCCTTTCTCAATGTAAATAGTTCCATTCCGTTGTGTGTAATATCAGAATGAATAACCGCCCCTAGTGATGTAAGCCATCGCTTCGAGCGGTTATTTTTCTTATGTATGAAATTGAATAAACATTCATGCGTGGATAGCCACTCTTTTATGATTGCGTTACTTTGTTTTAGAAATTCTTTTTGCAATTTCAAATTCGTATCCAGTATCTTATTTCCCAAGAAATAAATGCAGTACATTCCGTTGATTGGCTTTTTTGAAATTCCGTATACGGCTATTGGTACATCATTCTCAATTACAATGTGGTTTTCGTAATCATCACTGCATATATCTCTCACAAAATCATTTTTTCCATAATTCTGGAAATTTTGGTTCGCTATATTGACCTCTAAGGCGTCTATGGCTCGTAAGTTGATATATAAGTCATGAATTAATGAAGTGTGCCTTACAGGGCAAATCTCAAAGTCCTGTAACATTTGGAAAACCACCGCCTATTTCTATTTCTCTTGTAACGCTTAAAAGGTTAAATGGATAAGGTTTTTCGTGCAAAATACACACGGATGCATCGGTTGAGTACACTCCATCGAATTTTGGCAATATGCATACCTTATCACCACTATATAATTTGAGTGGCGGTAATGAAATATCATCCATATGGTTGAAGTTTCTTCCGATTTTGCCACCGAATGAATTCAAGATGTTCATCGATAATCTACTCATCGTTAATTGTCGGCCTTGTAATGTTCCATCTTGTATTTGCATTTCGATGCTCGGAATACGTAATCGTGTAGTGTAGTTAATACCAACGGCTACGCTTTGTGCCTCGCCATCTATATTGATAATTGCCGTAGGTGGTACTTCCTTAATTGGCCGTTCCCTACCATTTACAACGATTTGCACATCCTCACCAATCAAATGAGGTACTGTGATAGTACTGATATTCTCTGTGCTAGTTTGTCGGATATAACAATCCATGTACACATTGTTATTGTCCGCATTGTACATTGGCTCAAATCGTTCTATGCACATCACTGTACCGCTTTTGAAATCACGCTCAACGATAACATACAAACTATCTTGTTCGCCCTCAGCTACACTCTCAGCGTATTTGTATTTGCCTTTTGTGGTGAAGTGCGACCATGCATATACCTTTTGCTCAGGAATGTAAGTTAGACAATCGATATTGCCATCATCGGTAACATAATAAACGATACTATCTGGATCTTGCGCATAAGCACTTGTGATAAAGTTACGATACTTGGTTAAATGCTTAACGAATAGAGTTAAGTCAGCCCCTGTGTAGTTATCACTTTCATAAGAATACCCTAAATCACGCACTACACACCCTCTAGCTTGCACATACACGCATCTATTCCCTATGTATTGTGGCTCACATTCAGATGCACCACGTTGTGTTTGTGTTCGCAAATTGCAGTTAGTCGGTGTGATAGTTTTTGAGCCATCTATAATCCATTCGTTACCACTTGTCAAAATCAACAAATCATTAGCAGGTATCAAGTGCCGTATATCATACATTTTGCGGTTAATAACTGGTAGCGTGATTGCACTATCATCTGTAATCGTACCACCCACCTTTTCTACACCAAAGTTTGAATAATCGCCTGTGCGACTAAACCATATGTAGTTAGGATATTTAAAACTAGATGCTAGGATAAATCTATCTTGGTAAAACGTGCATACACAAGGATAACCATTACCTTTACCCCATTGTCCAAATCTGAATTTAGAGGTAGCTTCATTTTCTACAATGTAATTTAACACATTAACTTTAACATGCTTGCTATCAACAAATTCTTTGATTTCAATTACACCATAATTAGAATGTGGCAAGAATGATAGGTCTACATTAACGCTACCGCCTTTTAAATCAGATACAACTTTCAATTTAGCACTAGGCGATACCTTGCCTGTGTCGGTTACGTTGTAGTCATTGTTGGATGTATATACCCTGTAATCTTTCCATGTAGTGCCGTTGTCATTGCTGATTTGAATTTTAACAGTACCATTCCAAGTGCCATGTGATGTGAATTTCCACGATAAATCCTCATCACTACTGAATTGTTCTACATCATAATTGATGTTGTTGTATTCATTTTCAGCCATAAGAATACGTTCATCATCACCATCATAGCTGCCTTTTATCACTTTCCCTATTTCACTTGTTATAATCGCTTTTACATAATGTTCAATCTGCATAACCGAACCAACCATATCAGCGTTGAAAATATCCTTTGTGGCGGTTAAGGTATCGCCATTCAAGATTACAGTACTTTCTTTGTCTATATTGACTTCGCCGTATGGTTGCTCTGATAGTTTGTATGTATCAAATCGCCAGTCTGTATCAGAATACCTAGATAGTGTTTTTACAGGATACTTGCCACTACAAATAAACATGACATCACCACTTTGGATGCAGTTCAATTTATCGACTACATCGCTTTCAAATGGTGTCTGTAATTCAATACCTGTGTAAATACCATTCCGCCATACTCGGATATACTGCTCACCGATTTCAAGTAGAAATGATTTATTCTTCTCGGCCGTAAATTCAAATAGCCGTGTAGACTTATCTTTGTTTTTGACTTGCCCTATATATTCTGAACCTTGCCGTCTAGCTACTGCACCATAAGGTCTAATGACCGCATTTTCTGCTAATAGCAATGCACTTTTGAATTGATCTAGGTCAAAGCGCCTAGATACATCAGGCGAAATCTCACCAGTTGTAAATGCAAGTTGCGATATATACATTGGTTTCATGATTACCAACTCCTTGCTTTTACATAGTTAGAAATATATGGCATATCTTGCCTACGTTCTTTAGCACTTAAACTCTTGGCTTCTTGCGTTGCTGCTTGATAGAGTTTGTAGCATTGGTCGAATAAGCCACTATTACCAGTTAATGGCATGGCTAGTTCTGACCCCATTTTAGATTTCAAGGCCTGTACGAATACAGGACTGAATACATCTATATCTTGCACATCGTACACGTAATCAATATACGCAAGCGGTACATCACTTACTATGTACTTTGTGTTATCGTCAAAACTAAATACATCATATTCCTTTTGCCTATCCGTTCTAAATCGTTCCCCTTTAGGAATAACCCCAAGAATACGGATGCACTTTTCAGGATATGCATAAACAAATTCATAGCCAGCTAGTTTATGCTCAGATAACACGCACTCTTCACGCTTACGAGCGAAATTCCATTCATATTGTGAAAGTAGCATCTTGCGTGTTGCATCATAATGCAATCTGCATTGTCTAGCCGTTTCTGTTTCTTCATCAAGGCCGTATATCCTACCACCATTGATAAGACTAAGAGCCATATTACAAATATCAGTAGGTGTCATATTGCCCCCTTATAGTAAAAAAGAGGGATGCATAAGCACCCCTCATTCTGTTATTCTGCAGTTTCTTCCTCTTTTTTAACTTTAGATTTCGCCTTTGGATTTTCAACAGGTTCTGCATCTTCTTTTACAATACTATCAAACACTTCTTCACCAAACTGTTCGATGATTTCTTCAGAAACATCTACTTCTGCTCCTTCTTCAACAACGCCGTATTCGCACAAGTAAATTTTCTTTTTAGTTGTTACTAACATAATACACCTCTTAAACCATATTCACATCAAACACTAAGAATGCGGAAATAGTACCGCCTGTCATGTTGTTGGCGTTAACTTTGATGTATTGCTTAGCACCTGTACCTAAACGTGTTACAACTTCAGTACCAGCCTTAGCATTTGCAGGTAATGTAATACCATGTAGCAATACCGCACTTTCCATATTTTCCTTATTGGATGTATACACATTGAATAATGGTGTACCAGTTACATCTTTATCGATGCGGATTACTAGCCATGGTGCTTTATATGCATCACCGCCACCGTTATATACTGCAGGTGAGGATGTATTGGATGTGATGGCTTGTTTGTTGTAAAAAATATTCTCTTTATCTAATAGCATATATCGTTACCCCCTAATTATCTAACTTGTTCTTCACCAATAATCAACGCATCAGTACGTCTAACTGGTGTACTATTGAAATCAACTGTAATCCTGCCTGGTTCTTGACCTGCAGCAGTTTGGTATTTGTGGCCCTCGTTGAGTTGTTTACGCAAGTAGCCACGAACAGTTTTGTTCATGTACCATACCGCACGACCCATACCTAAGTTAGGGATTTTTTCCTCTGCATCAATCATTAGGTTGATAAGGTCTGCACCTGTTGCTGCGTTTTTAGTCAATTTAGTTACATCGATATTACAGATACGAACAACATATCTCCAATCACGAACGGTCAAGCCATTCTTCCATTGGTAATGCGTTTGATAGGCTTTGTATTTCTTACCTTCATTAGTTGTTACATCAACTACACCATCATCATCCCAATTAAAACCAGCTTTAGAGCCTTTAGGGTAAATACCATGTACTGTGTTAGGACTCCATACTACTAACCAAATAGATGTTAAGTTAGCACCTGTACCACCAGCATCGATAATATTTTCGCCACTCTTAGCGGTTTTATCAGAATACCGTGGCGTAAACCCTACGAATTTTTCAGGCATAGCCTTAGAGCCATAGAATAGCGTAGTTGCCATTTCTTGGTTCATAGATTCTAAGAAAGCGCGATCTTCTTGTAAGCGAAATTCTTTTGCGTCATTAGAAATATCTGCTAAATCACGGTCTACTACAGCGTAAGCTTCTAGCATACCACAAGTATCAGTCGCTTGTGCAGTTGTAGATTTGCTTGGTTCTACACCGTCATTAAATACACGCCAAGCAACCTTAGGTAAGCCAGTACGAACGGTGGAGATATTCCCTGTAGGTAAGTTACCTTCAAGCATTGTCATATCTGTTAACACTTCATTCGTCTGTTCCATAAGTTCAACGATTTTGCCAAGTGTTCCATCACCTTCCATGCGTTTTGTAATATCTAAAATTGTTGGATTCATTACTCCGATTGCCATATACTAATCTCCTTTACATGTCTTTATAAATAGCATCCGCTAAATCTTTTTCTGTTGTAATTTGATTTGCAGGTCTGTTATTCCCTGCGTTGCTATCTTCACTTGCCATACCAGCAATATGTGCGAATAGTTGAATTACTTCTACACGATTACCCAAGCCATTTTCAGCTAGGATTTCACGGATATTAGGAATTGTCTTTTTTACCGCTTCAACACCTGCGGCCGCTTGGCTAACAGTAGTATCAAATTTGCTACCTAATACCTCACGAGCGTTATCTGCATAACCTTTGTATTGTGCCTTGAGTGCTTCTTGCTTTTGGTTTTCGTAAGCCGTTACAAGATTAGTAGCGTATTGATTGCCAAACTTAGCCATCTGTAATGCTTGCTCTTGCGTAGCACCTACACCATTAAGCATTTTTGAAAACTCATCTGCGATGGTTTGGTCAACTTCGCCACCCTCAAATGCAGTTGAGAAATCATATACAGTAGGTTCTGCAGGTTCTGTTTTTTGGTCGGTGTTAGTATCACCGCCACCGCCTAAAATCGTACTTTGTTGATCTTGTGTGTTCGTGTCCTGTGGTGTACCACCATTTGCACTATCCGTGTTATTGTTTGTGCCTTGTTCTAAATTTTCATCCATGGTTATTCACCTTTCTCTAATTCACTTTGTTCTAAATTCTTGAAATATTTTTGCATCTGAATATTTTCTATTTGTGCTAGGTGATATTTCTTAACACCCTCTACACCATCGCCAATCTTTCCTAAATCGTTTTGCAACAAAATAGCAACAGCCCTCATTCCCTCATTGAAGAATGTTGTACTGTTGCCTGTGAATGATTGGCTATTCAGTTTTGCTCGGTCTAATATGCGATAAAAAAACCACCTACCAAGTTCATCACTCAGTACGTGGTTCAGCGATTCAATATCACGCTCTCGCATATAATCTCTTTTTTGTTTCATCTAGTACCCCATTCCCATTAACTGTTGCATTACAGGGTTTCCATCATTTGCCGCATCAGTTGCTTGTTTAGCTGCACTCGCCATTTGAGGTGCTAATTGTGCCGCTTGCATCATTTGTGCTTGCTCCTCTTGTTCTTGTTGTGCCTGTTGTTGTTCTTCCATCTTAGCTTGATATTCATCATTCGATACAATTACTTTTGCAGGTACACCGAGGTTAACACCATAATAATCCGCTGCTTCTTCAAAATTAAACTTTTGTAGGATGTTAGGATTGCCCTGTGCCAATGACATAAGGAACGCAAAATACTGTTCGATTGAAGTTAATGAAGATACTTTCTGCGCCTGCGCCAATGGTGAAATGTACTCTATCTTCACATCTTGGCCGTTTAACTCTTCCGCTAATGCTTCATCAATTGGCGGAAACACACCTGCACGATCTAATATCGCATAGGTACGTTCGATAATCGGATTAAGAAATTCAGATAGTAACCTTTCAACTACAGGCCCTAATTGTTGCAGTTTCTCTTGCGTGCGTTCCATGACTTCCCTTGCCGTCATTTGTCCATTGTCCATATTGTCAAGCATAAGGAATAAGTCAGCACTATATGCACGCTTAATACTGTCTTTAACTTCAATGATTTGTTGCATAATCCAATCAAGATTGATACCTACGTTAAAGATAGGCTCAACCTTACCGCCTGTATCGACTTCTGTTATACCACCTGGAAATAGTGATACACTACCGATTACATCAGATGTAACGGCCATAGGTGGCTTTACACCTAACTCAATAGCTGTTAATCGGTCTAGTTCCAATTTCTGCAACATCATTGCATCAGATTGTGCAAACCATGCACTACCTTTACCATAACCATTTAAATCATGTGTAGTGTGCCGTGCAATCGGAATAGGCCATTCTTCATAACCACTATGTCGCAAGATTTCATCATCCCTACTCCCCTCAACCCAGTAAATAGAGGAATAAGGCATGTTCTTATTACCCAATTTTCCGTTGCGGTCTTTGTTTTCGCACACCAGCCAACAAACAGTATATACAGTTGCATTACCCTTGCCGTCATCATATGCATTTTTAATCTTTTCGGTACAGTTATCATATCCAAACTCTTCCACGAGTTGGTCGCAAGTCATGTTATATTTCCGCCCAAACGTGTTAACTTCACCATTAGCATTGCATTCTAATGCGTAAGTGCCAATTGGATACGATGTGAAACGCACACCAACTTTACCATCAGGCATGATTGACATCGGTGCTTGTCCAAATGGTAGTTCCATATAGACTTGGTGAACCACATTGTAGAAATTGGATTTTGCAAATACTGCATACAATATTTCTTCACGTTCATCTAATACTTTCGCTACTTCACTATTTGCTGCCATGTCGGTATTTTCCATGGTTAGCTTAAACCATTTACGGCTAGGTGGTGTCATTCCACTCATTACACCACTGGCAAATATTTGGCAACTTTCCCATGCAATCCCAGTAAGGATTTTATCGGTATACAATTTCGATTGGTCTTGCTCACCATCAAATACCCCAAGGAATGGTAACTGATAATCTCTAATCATCTTCCATTTCTCAACGTACTTTTGACGATTGGTGAACATCTGATTGAATTTAGCTTTTATTTTTTTGTAGTCTTTTGGTTTAGCTACAGGCTTTTCTGTAGGTTGCCTTGCTAGGCTTGATAGTATAGTTCCCATGTTAACCGCCTAATGTTGTTTTGCCTGTTGCTTGATTTAAAGCACTAGCCAAGATTGTACTATCATAACCAGTTTTCTTGCGCTTCTTGTCTGTGAACCACTGTTCATCTCTTTTTTGTGCCATATCATCAGTTTGTGCAACTGGTGTAGGCGATGGTGCTGGTTGCTTAATATCTGGTGTTTTAGCTTTCATACACATTCACATTCCCCCTTTACCCAAATGGTTTGTACTCTGTATTCGCTACTCTTCTGTGATTGCCATTTACTTTTTTAGTGACCCTAAATGCAAAGGTCAAGGCTAATGCATCGCCTTTGTTCGGAGATGGTAAGCCTCTTTCTTTCATGTCTTTCTTGCTTTCAAGTTGGATACGGCCATTCTTATCAATGATCGCTTCTGGCCCTACGAGGTCATCATACAGTCCTTGCTCATTAGGAATTGAACCGCCCTCTTTTAGCCATTCTTTCATTTCACCCCACATGTACGCACGCATGTTGAGATACATATTGTTAGGACTAGCACCACCAAAGGCAACTAACCGCCATTTTCTACCCATTGACTTACCAATGCTGTAAATACCAGTGCCGTACCCTTGGTCTATGAATACTGCATCAGCTTTATATTCATCTTCAAACTGTGCTATGAGGTTGGCCATACGCATATCATCGTCATTCTTTTCAATGGTTGCCAAGCACTTCATGGAATAACCATTACGCATCACGATTTCTAATGTATCGCCACCAGTCCATGCAGGGTCTACACCGATAATTACAGGTAGGTTATTAAACTCACCAACTCTGTACATTCGCTTTTGTGCTTCATCAACGATTGATGCGGATATAAATTGTGTATCCGATGCACTAGGGAATATCCCTCTTACACGCACCTTTACAAAGTCGCTATCCTCGCCATGAATATCAACCCATTCTTGTAATTTCGCTTTGTTTGAGATTTTAACAGTACGGCTATCTATTTGGTATGTAGACCAATATGCACGATGCTTTCTGAAACATTCTCTAAACCTACCACTATTACGTGTAGGATTTCCAAACACGCACCATATAATCTCGGTTTCCTTATCTGTTAATGCACCCTCTGTTACTTCCCAAATCTTATCGGAAATAGCGGATGCTTCATCAAATATGATAAGTATTCTGTTCCCTTGATTGTGCAAGCCTGCGAATGCTTCTGGATTGCTTTCGCTCCATGGAATAGCATCAATCCGCCATGTTTTCTCATATTGTTTATCAGCACTAAACAATGCAGTAGCAGTATAGGTGAATAGTTCCTTACCTATGAACAGGTTGTACCACTTATTCAACTCAGCCCAAGTCTTAGACTTTAACTGGGTATCAGTATTAGCGGTTACTACTCCCCTTGTATTCTCGTGCGTGGCAATAGCAAATAGAATTAAAATCGATGAAAACGCTGACTTACCAATACCATGGCCAGATGCTACCGCAATTTGAATTGCTTTTGCCAACGATTTGCCCTTGCGTAGTTCTTCACCTATTTTCTTAAAGGTTTCAACTTGCCACTCATCAGGGCCGTCAAAGTTTTCAAGTGGTGTTCCTTTTTCACCCCAAGGAAAAGAAAAGTATGTAAAGCCTAATGGATCATGCGTAAATGAACCCAACGCATCAATCAGTTGTGCCTTGTTGTACTTCATCTGATTTCACCCTTGCTCGTTTCATTCGGTCGGATATATCAATCTCGATTTCTGCATCAAGTTTAACCTTGTCAGTAAATAGCATATGACGTTTACCTAAAAGTTCAGCTGCTTTGGTTCTATCCGCTACAGATACATCTAAGCCAAACGCATCTTTTTCCTCGCCATTCATAACCCTAGATAGATATTGTAGGACTTCATCAGCAGTTGCAATCGTGTTTTTATTCTTTTGTTCCATGTGCGTTTGTATATATTGGCTCACGTTAGCATTTGACAACAATCGACTTCCCTGTTGCCTTGCACTATTTTCTGAATATCCAGCCTTTAATGCAGCTTGTGTCGCATTAGCAGTCTTGATGTATTCAGTAGCAAATAGTAATTGTTTGTCAGTTAAATTTGTGTCATTCATACATCAATCACCACCTTTATATGTTCTAACTAAAAATAGCAGTACTTCATGTTGCTTAGTACTGCTATACTCACTTTCTTTCTTATAGAGTTGTCCTTGCTTGAACGTTTTTCCCTTTTTGTACTTTTGAGGAAATGTCAGTTTGTATTCCTCTTCCGTGTACATTCGATTGACGATATATACCTTACAAGGCTTATCGTATTTACTCCATGATTGCCTTACATCGACTACATACCGCCTGCCGTTCATCTGTAATGCTTTGAGTAATTTCTTTATCGTTGGTTGATAATTCACATTAAGCACCACACAATACCGACTATAATCAATACACCGCACACAATGGCTAGGCAATCAATAATACTTAATACGTTATCTTCACGATGTTCAAACGCATATTTTGCTTTTGCTTGTAGGTCTTTGTTATCTAAATCTTGTGCAGCTTTTTTGAATAACGCTCTATCCTTAATGAATTGTTTAATTGCTTTAATCATTTTAGTACTTCACCACCTTTCCGCTTTAGCTTTCCATTAGATCTAACACACAAACCGCATGTACTTTTTCTTGCGTTCCCCTGTGTAATGTATGTTTGGCATAATCCGTCATACTCAATGACATTAGCCGTGCATTTCCCTTTCTTGTTGTTAAGACATTTACTCTTACAACACAATATATCAGTCATCATTTCTCCCCTTTTGATAACTTTATACAAAAAATGAGATATATCGCCGTGGATATACCTCATTATGTGATAGTTTTATTCATTTTTATTGTATACTCAAAACCAAAGTTATATAGTTAGCTATTCGCCAACACGAGTATATGAATTGTAATCATGGTTAGCTCACTCTGTCTAACTCTCGCACAATACTCGGTTCCCAACGGAACATATAGCTTTAGTTTTCAATATGCAATTGCACTCTCTAAACTAATACCGCTAGTTGTTTGTAGTATGTAACATTTTTTCGCTTAAGGTTTTATCTCATGAAACGTATAGTTGGTTGTTATTGCAATATTGGAAAGGATTATATGTGCGGTATTAGTTTACAAAATGCAATATAAGAGGTGCGGTACAGTTAGAAAATAATATAGATTGTAATGACTTAGAAACAATACTCGTTGATTTTCAAATACAAAATATAAAACCGCACCTCAATTGCTATTTAGTTTTTAGAATTGCTCATTGGCAACTCTTACACCTTATATTCTACTATATGTTTTTAGCTATGGATACTGACATTTACTGACATTTCGTGACATTTAATGTCATTTTTCTTGCCACCTCTAGGAACGCTTCATCCCTATATCGCATGGCTTGTCTTTCTTTAAAATGTTCCTCGTAAATTGCACATGCTTGTTGTGTAGTCATACCTAATAGGTATTCTGCTCTTAACATCTTAGCACCCTTAACTGCATCCAATTTATATAATAAATCTGTTGCATTACCTTTATACTGTGTCAACTCATCAATTCGTCTACGTTGTTCCTTTTCTATGTCAATAAATCTTGCAACGCTATTTTCCAATCCACAAGGAACACCGCCACCACTTACCCTGTCTTTTGAATAATCAAGGGCGCTGATCGTTGTTATATTACTTTGTAATTGTTTTATTTCCATCACCATTAACTCAAGGTCTTTATCTACTGTTTTTAACGGCTCTAGGTATTCCTTAGCACTATTTATCAATCGCTTTTCTTCTTTTGATAGTTCGCTCAAATATTACTCACCACCTAACATAACTCCAGCACCAAAGATAATTAACACAATACCAATTATCGCCTGTATGTATAACATTCGTACACATCCCTCTTCAAACGTATCAAAGGCATCGCTTAAAAATGCTGCTAAAAAAGGCGAAACACCTAATATCATTCCAATTGTAATTAAATTTTCAGCCATATGTTTATACCTCTGCTAGTTTTGTGTAGCCCCAATGTCCAATCGAAAATTCACACGAGGCAGTCCATGATGTTCTCCCATTTAGCCAGCAATATACATTTCCATCTTCGTATTTCGCAAAATATCTTTTAGTCCATTCTTTATTATCGTTACTTACTAATACAAGTGTATCAACCGCCACTTTTGACCAATCAACAACACCTAGATATTCGCCAACATTGATTAGTTGGTTTTTTTCGTCAAAGCAGGTGCATTTCACTGGAACACATGGCGAAAACGGACGTAAATAATCTCTTTTATCGACAAAGAAAAATAGTGTATCATCTTCAATTTCTGCTTTCCGATACCCTAGATCATACATGCGTTTAAATAGTTCATCTGTAAATTGCTTATCGTTCATGCTCCCATTCTCCTTTATCTTCATTCCATTTGTACCATTCAACTTGTTTCAACTTTAACACTGCTCCTTTATGTAACTCACCGATGCAAAATTCATCATCGCCACTTTCACAAGCCAGTTGTTTTAGAAATTCAAACGCACTTTCCCATGTATCATGTGGTGCTATGTAATAATCAGAATGTTCTGTATATCCGCTATAGTTACTCATGCAAATCTCCCATTCTTCGTTATTTCATAATCGCTTTTTAATTTATGGTTATCATCATCTAAACCACGTATATTTTCAATTTCCGCTCTAATTTCAAGTATATTTAAATACTCTCCCATAGTAGCCTTTTGCCTACGCAACAAATCTATAGAACACGTTGGTTTAAAATCTAAAGTTCCAGCATCATATTTAACAATCATTCTGTGTAATTTGTTGTAACGCTCTTTTAATTCCCTATATTCTACTCTAAATCTAGCTTGCCATTCAGGCTCACCAATACTTAATTCATTTTTATTTTCTTTGTTCATTTTATTCACCTCTTATGATAAGGCGGATATTTCACCGCCTATATCCCTTACTTAAACAATGGTAAAAACATCATGATTGTTATGCAAATCAACAACACAAAAGTCCATATCAATAAACCTGTTGACAAAATCAAAAACAAACTATTAATTCTACACTTTCGTTCTGCATCAAGAACAGCTAAATGTCTTGCCATCGCAAGTCTTGATATTCTACGCTCATCTTCTATTCTTTCGATATCTCGTTCAATCTCATTCATTATTTACCAGCTTTCAATTCTTCAACTTCCGCTACTAATTGATTTACCAATTCCTCAAGTTGTTTGATTTTGCCTTTATGGTTAGTTTCATATTCACTACCTTTACCAAGTCTAAAAGATACACCTGCATTAATCATCTTATTGGCTAATGTAGTACCCAAGCTAAACATAACGTGTTCCGTTGGTGCATAGAACATACCGAGGGCCACATCATTTGCGTTTTTGTAGTGTCCGTAGCCTACTGCAAATGTTAATTTATCATCAGAATTGTAGCCTAGGTAATGCAACGCACTTAGTGCAGCATTAGATGCACCAGCTTTTGCTACTTCATGCATCACATTTGAGATTTGACCCACTGTATTACGCTCTAAATCTGTAATGCGTGTTTCGTGATTATTAATTCTATCCGTATTGCTCAAAATGGCTTGGCTATTTTGCCCTACACGCTCGTTTGTAGCGGTTAGAGTGTTATTAATCGTTGTAAATCCGTTATCCACCTTAGAGGTCAAATTAGAGATATTCGTAGTATTTCGTGTAACTCGTTTATCTAAACAGTTTACATCTTTTTGAAGTTTGGCAATGTGTGTTCCGTTTGTTTCAATTTCGTCATATGCTGCGAATAACTGACTGCCATTAACTGCATCTAAACTGCTTGGGTCTACACGGCCTGCACTTACATTGTGCAGTTGTCGGTTGTAGTTACTAATTCCACTGTATGTATCACTTTTCTTACTACCAAAGGATACTACGCTATTAGGACTTTCACCTGCGAACACGTGAGTTACCCCATTTAATACAACTTGTCGAACACCTACAGGGTTATCCGTTTGACTGTTTGTGCCAATCGCTACGGAATTTTGAATAGGTGCTGATGCATTGTTACCAATGACTACCGCATCAATACCACGCACTACGCTATGTGTACCTACTACTACTGCGCCTTGATTATCTACAGTATTGTTAGCACCTAATACAGTTTGTTCTTTATTGTTTCCTACGTAATTGTTGTACCCAATTACGCTTGCTTGATCAGCTTCGATTGTTCCATTGCCACCACCGATTACAACACTATCATTTCCTGTTGCTTTATTATCACGGCCAACTGCAATTGTGTTTGTACCTGTAACTACTGTATTTGCCCCTACGGCTACTGAATTATAACCGCTTACTACTGGTGCTTGTGTGTTAGGCTCTACAGGCCCTGTTACAACACCACTTGCTAATACATTACCGCCAATTGTACCCATAATCATTGTTGCTAATACTAATTTATTCATGTTTGTTTTCTCCTTTTACTGTCTACTTTCTGTCTTTCTACTGTCTTTTCTGTCTATTTACTGTCTTTTTCATTTACCAGTACTACCATATCCACCATCGCCACGTTCTGTTTTGCTGAGTGCTTGAGCTTCTTCTACATCTACGTTCAAATAAGGTATGATAATCAATTGTGCTATACGATCACCTCTTGAAATTTCATAATCTTTACAAGAGATATTTTCAAACTCAATGCTTAGTTCCCCTCTATAATCTGCATCGATATAACCTTGACTATTAGGTACTCTCAATGGTGTTTTACAAAGGCTACTTCTAGGTGCAAGAACCCCAACATATCCTTTAGGTATCTCAACCGATATCCCTAATGGAATCCGCTTCTGACTATCTGCATGTACTGTTATATTAAACGGACAATATATGTCTAATCCTGCACTATCAATTGTTCCTCTAGTTGGCAATTTTGCGTATTCATTTAATAGTTTCACTAACATTATTCCATTCTCCCCAATTCTTCGCTCTAACAACTCGATTGCTCGATATATTCAACTCAGCCATGATTTGTTTATTCGTTAATCCTTTTTTGCATAACGCAATTACTTTATCAGTCAATGCAAATTCATCTTGTATGCTTCTTTTTGTAGGCAATCCTCTGCCTTTGTCAGTAACAATATGTATAGCTTCGCTTATATCCAGTTCGCCCCACACCACCGACGCTAACGCCAGCCAATTCTTGCAATTGTGTGGGATACCATATGTTGATGTATTAACTGCCATTACTCAATCCGCTTTCTTTATACATTTCAAACCAATCATCCGCCCTCATGGTGATTAACCATTTAGCATTATTCTTTCGATGTGCCACGATTGGCATCACATTCTTATTCTCGCTATCATGAATTGCTTGTGCCATTGCTTTGTCTATGTTCAATGCTTGCACACGTTTTACTTCGATGTGGATATTAGGTAGCCCAACACAATCGCTGGCATCACCTGTATTTCCACAATACTGTTGCGTTCGTCTTACATCAAATCCATGTTCCTTGCATAGACTAGCAAATTCACGTTCACCTCTTGCTCCTTTTTGCTTACTATTTATTGGCATTATCTATTCACCCACTTCATACACCCAATTCGCATATAATATTCTTTTTCTTGTTCATTTAACTTAACAGAACCCTTTATTCGTTTAGCCTTTTTTACAAAGCCACCAAACTCATAAATATTGCCTCTAAAATCAAATGTATCTATTTCATCAATTAAGATTAGACCAGCATCACCAAGTAATTCATCAATCGTTTCATAATGATCATCATACAAATCTCTTGGTATTGCGTAATACAGATACATCACATTGTGATTATCGTGATAACGTGCTTTCTTGAAATCATTTCTGAAATCATTTATATCCGTTTTGATTTCAACTTCTGTTAAGTGCAAAGTGTTTAGATTGAAGTATACAAAATCAGCCTCATATGGTGGTTTTCCGCCATCCCTCATCATTACATTAGGTATGCATATATTTTTAAGAAATAAATGCTGTCCTAACGCATATTGAATATCTTGTTCTGTCAAACACTCACCCCTCTACATACTGCTCACATCTCTTCAAAATATCTTTCACTAACTCCAACGGAATATGCGACCTTGTGTTGTATCGATTAATACCAGTTGCATTTAGCTTATTGAATTTAATTGTGTTCTTTATATCATCTTTCAATAACTTCAAATCGATATTGCTACCAAACTTTGTTGGTTTCTTAACTGGGTAATCATAGTTGTTGTAATAGGTTAAATTCTCATAAGGAACATCGAACCCTATTACATTTTTGATATATTCCCATATCCGCCCATATGCTGGGTTTTCAATCACGAATACTTTAGGTTGATAACGCTCAATGATTTTCAGCGTGTTATAAATACACATCTCACCATTGATACGTGTCAGAAATGACTTGTCATACTTAAATTGGTAGTTTTCATAATCAATATGGTTTCTGATTGTGAATTTACTTCCTTGTTCGTACTCACCAAACAGATTGATAGTCATATCCTTTTCTTGTTTCCAACACGCATTACCACCTTTCATAGCACTTGCCACGCTCCAGCTTTCGCAAGGCGGACTAGCTAGAATAACATCAGGTCTATCTAGTCCATCTAGTGTTTCCCATAGTGCTTTGGGATTGTGTAACGTGTTGATTGCTAAATCTTGATTGATACACGCATTACCAATTCCTATTGATGTTATTGTGTGCTGCCCCCCCCATATTCATGTTATATTCATCTACTGCTTGACGATAACAGCCATTGCCATCGTCAAATAACCCCCATATGTGCATTTCCTAACCTCTAATCATTTACCCAGCACCATTCATTCTCGTTTTTTACTAGCATCGTTACTCACTCCTTACAATCTTGACATTCAATAACGCAATTTGCAGGCGATACAGAAATAAATCTTCCTAATTTATCTGTGAAACAAATTACTTTATCATATCCTAATTGCACATTTTGTATAGCACGTTCAAATGCTTTTTTATCTTCAAAAGTTTTCGTTTTATATGTGCCTGGTCCACAATTCATAATAATTGTTAGTTCAACCATTTTTATTTCTCCTTTAGAACGGAATATTTTCATTCGGATCATTCGCGTCGAAATTGTCAAAATTACTTGGCTCACTACTTTCATTTAGTAGCGATACGCCAACGAAACCGGCTACAACTTCCGTAACATAGCGTTTTTGGTTGTCTTGCGTTTCATAACTTCGTGTTTGAATTCGACCTTCCACAAACAGGCGGTTGCCTTTTTTATAATTCCCGACTTGTTCCCCGACTTTTCCCCAGGCTACACAATTGATAAATGCGGTTTGTTCTTTTGCTGCCCCTTCACTGTCGGTATATGTATTTGTCGCCGCAATTGTAAAAGATGCAACTGCTTTACCTGTTTTCGTGTAGCGCACTTCCGGGTCGCGTGCAAGATTACCTAAAATTTGTACAGAATTCATGATTATAACCTTTCCATTTTAAATAATTCCTCAAGTATATAATATTTGCCTAATCGCTCATTTAGTATCTCTTGAATTTCGTTTTATCCCTCTAGTCATTTCATTAACCCCAATATCTTTTGTTTCCCTTCTTCCGGTATATTTGCATGTTTAATAGCATCCGTTAAACTATCCGTTTCTACTAGATGCCCATTATCTAGCATTTTTACCGGTCTTTTAGTATTGATTTCAGCCCGTTTTCTAGCATCTAGCAATATGCCTTTCCGTTGCACTACTTCCGCCACCTCTTGGCGCTTCTGCTCCCGTGCTTCTATTTGCTCATAGGCTTTAACAAACTGGCTCATTGCAGCGCTTTCATTAAAGTCCTTATTGTGTGGGTTGAAGCATTCCCATACAGTTTTTGCAGCTTCTAGCATCACACCTTTAAGCCCTTCAAGCCCTCTTTCATATCCAGGGCTACTTGCTCGTTTTCTCACGATTGCCCATGCGCTTTGTGCTGGCATCATATCTTCTCTACAATTTACGTGATTTGATATATCTCGCGCTCTATTCCGTATGGTTGCAACGCTAGGCGTGAATTCATGAGTTTTAATTACTAGCTTTACCGCTTCCTCTAACGTTACTGGGTGAATATCTTTCAATAGCGATGCATATATTTGAAGTTTGGTGTTATCAAAATTTGGGTAAATCGCCCCCAGCGGTGCAATCGCCCTCAATATTTCCGCTTTCATATGTTCCCCTTTCAGCTGCATCAATCAACGCATTAATCTCAACAACACGCCGTTCAGTATCATTCATTTCCGGTTTTACGTTAGCGTTTAAATATTGGTCAAAATGACTAGGTGCAAATAAGGTTTTTGGCGTTAAATACTTTTCCATTTTCGTACCTATCCATTCTGCACATTTCTTATTGATCACTGTTTTAAAATCATCAATCGAATAACCCTCATTTAGTCTTGCTTGTATTGCTTGTACATATGGTTTCGTTGAAGGTTTAAATTTAGACCCAGTCTTGAGATTTAGATATTCGATAATTTCAACGTGTGGTTTTGGTGCTTCATCGTCATGTGAAACATGACAAATTATTTCTTTTCTATTCTCTTCTCCTCTTCTCTTATCTTCTCTTATCTTATCTATTCTTATCTGTGTATCCAGATTGTATCCATTTTGTATACATTTTGTATCCATGCAGTTATTATCTGCACTCACGGGCAATTTTACCGGTTCATATACCTTATTAATCAGTTCTACTTTTTGCGCTTCTGGTAGTTCTGATTTTGAATACCTATCAGATTGAACATAGTTATGTATCCGCCAATGGCGAATGACGATAACGCCAGTTTCAAAACCAATAACAAAGCCTTTGGCAATAAGTAGTTTCAAATCATCGTCCTTACACCCCGTTATCCGCATAATACTTTTTGGCGACTGAATAAAGCCGTCATCATCTGCCCTTAGCAGCAAATGAAAGTATAGGCATTGTGTGCTTTGTGGCATATCTATAAAATTATCAGTGTCAATAATTTTCTTTGACATCATTCGCCGTTCTGCCATTTAATTTTTGCGTTCCTTTCTTGTAATATCTCCCGTATTTCTTTTGCATCTACGCCGTGTGCTTTGTTATGGCAATCACGGCATAAGCATGCTAAATTGTTTAAATTCGATAACCCCATTTGCGATCTAAATACAATGTGGTGTACTTCTGATGCAGGCGCACCGCATAGTACGCATTGGCCGTTATCTCTCTCATACGCCCACTTTCTAGTGCGGGCGTATAGTACGTTATCCAGCTTTTTCCTTTTGTTCATGTTCGCCCCATTCCTGTACTAATGAATTGATGTACTCATCATTTTCTAACGGAATACCTAATTGACTGCACTCATCAACAAGTGCATCTATCAACCGCTTCATTTCTTCCACCGTGTAAACGCTGCTTCCGTGATATGCACGAATGATTGTGTACCCTTCTGTTTTAGCTGGCCCTGCATTTTCAGCATGCCACCCTAACCCGTGGCCCTCCCAAATCTCAATAAAACGCTCTGTGGCATCGTTTTGAATTGGTAGATAGGTAAACCTACCACATTCAATCAAAACTCGCTTGTAGACGTCATTTTTTGAAATGTAGGCATGTTTTGATAATTCACGGGCTATCTTATCGCACAATACCCACGCATAAGCGTTGGCATTTAATGAACGGCGCTTTATTTTACGTTTAATTTCAACTATGTATTCAATGTCCGGGTCTAACTTTTTTAACGCTTCATCAATCGGCGCGGGAATTAATATATTCCAGCCAATCGACTTTATTAAATTAATTCCCTTCGTTATCCACTTCATTAAACGCGGTCCCCGGCATCTTCATGTTCAAGTTCTTGGTCTGCATTATCGTATAGCGTAAAACCTTTTTTTACATTGTCTTGACCGTAGTTTTTTATCCACTTTAACGCCGCCACCATTTCAAATTCATCTAACATGCCAACGCGTGGCTTTTTGAATTCGGCTGCAACAAATTTTGTAATTTCTACAGGCGGGACATTTTTTTCTTTTTGTATTTTTAGAAATTCATTGTATCCTTTAACGTGCGTTTCTTTTGCTGGTTGCGGTTTTGGTTGTTGTTGAGATTTAGAGTTTTGCGAATTATCCATAAAATCGGCATCTTTTGTATCGTCAATACAGAATAGGCCGTTTAACGCGTACTTTCTGGCGTAGGACGAAGCGGAACCAGTAATTTGACTTTCGTCCATGCCTTTTTTATCCTTGCTTTCACGCGCATAGGCAGTAGTTGCTATTTCGTCTTTTCCGTCCGTTACTTTTGCCATTGCTTTAATATAAAATCTATCGCCAATCATAACGATTTCATCACTTAACAACGGTACAATTTCATGTTTAGCGCATAGAGGTTTAACCGCTTCTAGGATATCTTCACAATTTCTATAGTTATAACCACCGAATTTATTGTACTGGCT